CGAGCTGTTCGGCCTTGAAAATCGCGTCGGAAGCCCGGAAAAGCTGACCAAGCAGATCCATCACGTCGAGCTTGAAAACGCCAAGCTGGAGGCAGCAACAGCCCTACAGAGCGCGCAGATAAGGTCTACACATACAATGTGTTACATTCTCGCCCTATTTTGTTTGCTGCTCTCCTTTACCCTGATTGCCTGCCTTGTAACGGATGCGCAGATTCGGAACGCAGGCCTCATTCGCGATGGAGATTTGACCGTAACCGCATGGGCGTGTATCGCCCTGATCGTAGGTTCAGTTCTGGCTTCTGCAATTACTTTCTACGCGATCCGAAAAGAACGTGGAGGGAAACATGGAGTGCATCAAGTGTAAAAAAGAAATTCCAGACGGCGCGCCCTACTGTTGCTGGTGCGGGAAAAAACAGGAAGCGCGGCGAAACCGGACACGCGGGAACGGGCAAGGAAGCGCTTACCAGCGAGGGAAGACGTGGACGGCGCGTTGGACAGAAAGAACTTACCTAGACGAGAACGACAAGCTTCGGCAAAAGATGCGAACAAAAGGCGGGTTTACATCAAAGCGCGCCGCCCTCCAATATGCAGCAAACCCTCCGAAGGAAGAGCAGCGAATCCCCACTCTCAGAGAATACTACAAAACATATCTGCGTGGGGATTATCTGTCCTTATCGGCTGATCGTCAGGGAGCGGCGGAAAAGGCTTTCGAGCGCATGAGAGAAATCGCCGACCGTGAGATAGACGCGCTTACCATCGCGCAGATACAGGATGTTATCGACCGCAACGCCAGCACCTATTACACACGGAAAGATATGAAAACCGTCCTTTCCCACTGTTATAACCTCGCAATCGCAGAAAAGCAGACAACCGTGAATCTTGCAAAGTACATAAAGCTTCCGGAATTGGAAGAGAAATCGCCGGAACCGTTTACCGACGCCGACGTAAAAAAGCTATGGGAAGCGTATGCAAAAGACCACTTCGTTGGGTTTATTTTAACGATGATTTATACCGGCATGATGCCCGGTGAGCTTCTGAAGCTCAAGAAAGATATGATTGACTTTGAAAAGAATGAGATCGTCCGAGGCGGCATAAAGACAAAGAAGCGGAAGGAAACGCCTATGGTCTTCCCGGATTTCGTTGCGCCGGTGCTGCACGAACTATGCGAAGAAAGCAAATCGCGCGTCGGAAATATCTGCTGCATAAACAAAGATAATTTTTACAAGAGATATTATGAGTGTTTGGAGCTTGCCGGAGTGCAAAAGCTACCACCTTACTCATGCCGCCATACAACCGCTACAGCCCTCGCGATGAAAAACATCGACCCGTTTACGATCAAGGAAATCATGCGCCACACGAAGATAACGACTACCCAACGGTACGTACACCCGGACATGAAAGGCATGGTCGATGCCGTAAATCAGTTGCAAAACGACTCGCCAGAGTGAATTATGTATGCTACAAAATATGTTACAAATGCCAATTTCCCCAGTGTTTTCAATGGTTTTTTCTCCCCTGCTAAGGGAGTAGTCGTCTAAAAAGCGAGCGAGAGTTCGAATCTCTCCTTCCGCGCCAAAGTACCGATTTTAGCTGTTTTAAAGCTAAAATCGGTACTTTTTTATGGTTTTCACCCTATTTTCTGCGTATTTTCAAAAAGCAAAAAATAACGTTATGACACGCTCTGTAACATAAAATCATTTCCCGTATGCTACATTGTATGCTACAAATTAAGTACAATGCGAGGGGGCTCCCCTGTTTTTTGCTACATGGACTTTATTTTCCGAAGCACAGAATCATAGACTTTTCGGTTCACAAGCGAAAGCGTGTCCATGAGTTCGTCAACGACCGTCCAAGCCTTCGCCGGGTCTTTCCCGGCTACCGCAAGCAAAAACTCACTGTCCCCGTAATCGCCCACGGTAGCCGGTTGCGCGGTAACAGGAGCGGGAGCGCCGGAGTAGTAACCCACAAACTTATCTCTGGCATTCTCCGCTCCCTGCATCTTGTCGCGTATCACATATAGGTTCGCCAGTTTGGCATAATTGGGATAGCTGGATTCTTCGTATTCCAGCCGTGCTATTTCCTTTCGGATTTCGGCCTCATCCAGCATGTCTGTCCCCCCTTATGCTCTGTCAATCTGCTCCATGCAGCGCCGGATAGCCTCGCGCGTCTTATCATCGTCCGCGTCGCGCATCATGTCTTCCAGCGTCGAGCGCATATGCTCCCGCGCATCTGTCCGGCTGTATCGCCCCATAGAATCGCGATGCCTGCCACGGTAGGAGCTGCCCCGACCATACGTGCCGCGCATATCGGCTTCCCACTCGCCGTCGCGGGAATAGCCTCCGTCCTCAAGCATTTCGATTTTATAAGTGTTCTTGATGGAGCTTGTCAGCTTCTGGATTGCGTCCAAGTCACCGGCGGACATTTCACGCTTGTCGGCGATTTCGTCAAGCTCTTTGCAGAGCATTTCCCGAAGGTTTCTCAAATCGTACATATTGCATCCTCCTTTCATGCCACTCTCTCAATCGTCAGATTGCTGTTAGCGAAATTGATAGACTGCGTGCTTGTGTTTCTCATGCCAACCGTCACACAGCAGCCCTTCGGAACAGAAATCTGTGCCGAAACATAAACGTTGAAATAGTTTTCAACTGCCGCCGGAGTCACGGTCGCCGTCGCACTTGCGATGGCTTCCCCATTGATCGCGAGCGCTGCCGTGATTGCTTCGACAGTTCCGCCGGTTGGGATGGCAATGTTGCCGCCGTAGGAAATTTTGAAAACCGCCCTACACTGGTTTGTCAGCCCGCGAAGCGTCACAAGCCCACTTCCCTCTCGATGCACAATGCACGGCTTGCTGCTGATCGCCGTTTCCGTCAGAGGCACATTCTGCCCGGCGGCAATTGTCTGAATGTTTACATTCGTAAATTCTGCCATAAAATCATTCCTTTCTGCCTCGAATTCGAGGCAATTAAAATAGCGGCGGGACGATTGCCCCGCCGCGTTTCTCGAGTATCGGCAAGGAACCGATCATTTTCGTGACATCACGAAAAAGCTCTACGTTATGGAGTTAAGCGCAGTTGCCGCAGCCGTAGTTATAGCTGCTGTTGCAGCAGTACGGATTTGCGACCACATAGGCCGGGCTCGGGCTCGGGCGGAGCGTGGACACAAGGTAGTTGTTCTGCGCCGCCTGAGAAGCCGCCAGCTGCGCCGCAAAGAGCTGCTGATTCTGCTCGGCAATCTTGCTGTCCTTCGCTGCAAGCTCCTGCGCGGTCAGACGCTGGTCGATGCTACGGAAGCCGCAGTTCATTGCATCAATGATGTCCCGCGTCGTGTTCTGCACGGTGTTGCGAGTGTCGCAAGCCTGCGATGCCATATCATAGCGCACCTGCGCGATCGCCGCGCGGTTCTCGCAGCAGCAGTTCGCCGCCTGCATCTGCATCGCGTTAAGCTGCTGCATGAGCGCCGCCTGCTGATTGCAACGGGAAAGCTCCGCCTGAGAGAAGCCGGAAGTCACAGCCTGCGTTACACCGGCAAAGCCGTTGAGCATACCTGTGTTCATCGCATAGAAGCCGTCGCAGACACCATTGTTCACGCTGTCAATCTTTCTTTCGATGTTCGAGAAGTCAGAGGCCAGAACATAGCCGTCAACAACGCCGCCGTTTCCTCCACGATTGCCAAAGCCGTTTCCGTTACCCCAGCCGCAGAAAATCGCGAGGAACAGGATAATGATCCACCAGCCATTACCGCCGCCCCATCCGTTGCCGCTGTCCGAGTTTGCCGGAACTACAGGCATGTTCATAGGAATACCATCGCCATTCAAACTCATAGTTTTCTCCTTTCGTAGATTTTGAAATTTATCTCAATCGTGGCCACGATTTTGACCGTTCACCTGTTCGGAATTTCCGAACTACTGCATCAACTGCTGAAACTGTCCAGCCATCTGTTGCAGCTGATTCAACTGCTGCTGCGAGATTTTCCCAGACTGCACCAGCTTTTCAACTTCCGCCCTAGGGTCTCCCTGGAAACTCTGCTTGAACTGCTGAAACTGCCGCATCATATTTTGAAACTGCCCCATCATGCCAGGCATTTGCCCACCGCCGAGCGCGTTAAACAGAGGATTCATTGTCTGCCTCCTTCACCTTTCTAACGGGCTTGACGCTCAGAGCCGCCACCTTTGCCGCCAGTTCGTCGAAGTCCTTGCGGGTCACATACTCCACCTTAGGCACTGTTTGCGGCGCTGTGGGGCTCACGGGGGCTGTAGAGCGCTCTACGAGGTCATACGTTGTCATTGCTGGTTTACCGCTTGCGTCGGCTTTCTTGACGTACACAACCGGCGCGTTCATATCCCAGAGCGTGACGGCGTTATTCGGCGCGACGATAAACTCGTTTGCCGCCTTTTCGTTCGGAACCCATATGATGGACTGTCCCCCGCTCGGCTGCTGTGGCTGAGGTTGCGGAGTCGGATACTGCGGCGCAGGCTGATACTGTGGACGCATCATTGGTTCCTGCATCATGGGCGGTTGATTGTAAATCGGCTGCTGATACACATAAGGCTGTTGTCCGAACATCATTTATCCTCCTTTTCCCAGTAGAACAGCGGGATTTCGTTCCCGGAATCCCAGCTATCGAAATACTTTCCGTCCTCTACGCACACGACGTGGCTTGATAGAGCGAGTACATACATACCGTGTGGATGGTCTCTTGCGAATTCCTCGACCGTATAGCAGTCCGGGCATGTGTTCGGCACAACGTTCCGGGTAAATCCATGCTGCCGGAGGTACGCGCCCCAGACACTGTTTGCCGACGGCATGTCGCCCATTTTCAACCCCTGTAGGCAAAGCCCGACGTATGTTTCATCCCAGCTCCTGCCCGTCGCCTTTGAGATCGCCCGAACGGTACAGTCTCCGACCTGCTTGCCTTCCGGATTCGGATTGAAATAAGAAAAGCCCATACCGAACACTCCTTTGATGTGTCCAGTATGGGCTTTCCCGTATTTTTGTGTGCCTCAATTCTGCATCACTTCTGCTTATCTTGTCATCTCTTTAAAATACGCGAGGCTCCAAACGCCTTGCTGCTCGAGCGTGAGGCATTTGTCAAAGTTGTCGGTAAAGGTCTCGATGTCAATTTTGCCGTACTGTTCGGCGATTTCGCGGTCGATATCTTCCGTTGCCTTGCCCATTGCGTGGAGCTTGCGGACCATAATGGTCGCCCACTTGATGGGGAAACGCTGCGCATTGTCAATGTCGCTCTGGCTCCGTGTATTTGTGGCCTTGCGGCAAATCGCAAAGATCGTCGCCAGCGCCTGAATCTGCTCGGTTGTCATATCAGATACCTCCCTGTTTATATACTCACCAATCCAGCCCCGTAGGAGCTCATTGGGTGTTGCCCCGTCCTCTTTCGCTGCTGCCTTAAATTCTTCAGCGACCTCACGCCGCACTCTGGCGGCGACGTTTGTCATGTTTTCGGCCTGCCACTTTGCCGTGGCGCGCTTTTGCGCTTCAGTTGGCATTGTTTTTCTCCTCCTTTTTCCGCTGCCGGTAGGCAGCTTGATTTTTTGCGAGCCGCTCGCGCTTGCGGATTGCCCGGCACGCATCCGAGCATGTGTTTGATGGCGTGCTCCCCATGATGGGAGCGCCGCAAACGGCGCATAGCCTGATGCCCGTTTTACGTTCGCGGGCTATTTCGCCGAGGTGTTCGGCGTTCGCTTTATTATACGCCCGCTTGCTGGGGGCGATATTTTCAGCAAGCGCGGGCGCGGCGCAGGCCCGGCAATACCGTTGCCGGCTGCTGCTTACAACGTATGGCGCGCCGCAGCGCTCGCACAGGTCGACGCTCCCGAGTGGTCGAGATGCGCCGCCGCTTGCCCTATATTTGCGCGTGGCCTCGCGGCTTGCCGTCTTCCGGCAATCCGGGCACCGGCGCGCACGGGGGCCGCCGGGAAAGACAGCGCCGCAAGAGATGCAGGTTCGCTCCCGGATCACGGTTGCCGCCCGCGCTTTCGGGGAGCACTCCGGACAATAGAGCGCCTCGGTCTTTTCGGCGGCAAATGGTTTGCCGCACATCCGGCAGACGCGGGTGTGCATCAGCCCACCTCCTGCCGGGCGCAGAGGTCAGCCGCTTCGCGCGCCTCGCAGACGAGCGCGAAAGCGTCCACGCCGAGGACACCGGACGCGGAGGCGAGGATGTCCGCAACCTCTTCGGGTGCGTCGATGGATGCGTCATCCATCGTGCCATCGGCATAACGCCAATGGTAGCCGTCGGCAATGATGTCGACGTAGATGCGGCGGCCGAAGTCGCCGCAAGACTGGTCGTCGACCTCGACGGCGACGAGCTGGCCGTTGATCTCGGCCACGAGGCCACCGGCAAACTGCCAGTAGCCGCCGCCATTGTTGGCGGTATCAAGGTTGTATGCGGAGTTGGTTGCCCAACCCCAAACAGAAACGATGCTGATGCTCATGTGTGTCCCTCCTCTCAGCAAGGCATGGGGTCATCGAGGTCCGCAGCGCGGCGCAAGGCTGCTTTTACAGCCTCAAGGTCGAAACTCTCAACGGGCTCCGAATTCGCAACCATCATCTCTGCCATGATATCGCCGGTTTCGTCCATGTAAACCCGCGCGTTTACGGCGTTAGCGAAGCGGGTCAGCAGATCGGCTCCGTCTTTATACGGTGCCATTTTCTTTTCACGGTCTGCTCTGATCGCCGCGAATTCAGTTTCCGAGATAAACCCTTCGCACATAAACTTGTGCGCCGTTTCCACCTCCGCATAAATTCTGCTTTCGATGGTGCTGAGTTTATTTGACGCGTAGTAAAGTTTCTTTGTATTGATGCTCTTGATTTCCATTGTTTGTTCCCTCCCGGCTTTCGCCTTTATCTTATGGCCTTATAATATAGTATTAAACACTATATGTCAAGTACTTTTTTGCAAAAATACAAAAAAATAAGCGCCGATTCCTCGGCGCTTATCTCAGCTATACAGTTTGCTCGACGTATCCTTCATCCGTGCCACAATGCCCGGAAGCCGCCTCTGTACCGTAGCGCGGCCAAGATACAATTCCGTCGCAACATCCACTTGTGGAAGCTTATCCACGAAGTAGAGCTGCGCAATCTTTGCGTCTTCGCGGCCGAGATTCGATTGGTAAATAACCGTCTCCATATCCCGGCGCATCAGTCCGCCAAGCTCCGGCGGTAATTTGCATCTGGCTTGTGGAGCCATAGCCCAGCCCCCTTACTTCATCGCCTTCGCAAGCTTTTTCAAGAGGTCGTCGCCGTACTTGTAGGCGGCGAGGTAATCAATCGTTCCGTCGGTCAAGCCGGATTTCGCCTTGATCGTCCGCTTGGCTTCCTCCACGGCTTCATCGACCTTTACTGTGTCGTACTCGACCCACGGGAGCTTGCCGTGCTTCTGCCAATTGCGGGCGTGGTATCCGGCTTTCGTGCCGATGTTCTGGACGGCGGTGATCTGTGCGCCGTTGTCCCAGATTGGGGTGCATTCGACCGCCAGACCGTCACCGATGTACATGCCCCAGTGACCGGGCATCCAGAGACCTTCGCCGGGGATCAGCTTGTCCCAGCCGATGCCGGACACGGCGTAGCACTTGGCGATCATGCCGTCGGCGGAGACATCCGGCACGCTGTTCGAAGCGTATCTTGCACCGCCGTAGTAGGCGTTTTTGTTGCCGTTCCAGCCCCAGAGAATGCCCTTTGTGAGGTTCACGCAGTCAAAGCCATAGACGATCTTCCCGATGAGGCTGCGCAGATATGTGACTCTGCCGCCGGTGTACCAGTCCGGATACTGGGCGGATTTCTCGTCAATGATCGTTTCGCTTACGGGGGAGCCAAAGCAGCCCCACATGTAGACGGTCTTGTAATTTTTCGCAACGTCAATGTGCCTGCGCACAAGCTCGGATGCTTTCATCATTTCTTTTCGCCCTCCTGCGGCGTACCCGCACTGTCAAGCACGTCCTGCGTCTTCTGGCTCTGCGTGCCGAAATAAAACGCGATGATCACGGCGTAGATCGTCATAAAGTCCTGCGAGATTTTGCCCGCGACGGACATATAGGCAAACACGCCCGTCAGTGTGAGCGTGACCAGGCTCTTGACGCTGAGCAAATTGCCCAGCCGCTTTTTGATATTATCCATATGTGCTCCTTTCATTCTACCGGTTCGTTCTTTTTTGCGAATACTCGTTTAAATGCCAGCAGGCCCAGCTCTGTTACCGCTGCGCCCCCGGCGTAGCCGAGCACGTCAGACAGGTCGACCGACGTACCAAGCTCCGGGTTGCTCCCGACTGCGATAAGGACAGCGATGGTTTTCAGCGTGCACGCCCAGATCAGCACCATCGTAAGGAGTCTGAGCAGATAGATGACGATGGTGCGCGCCATCTCGCCTTTGCTCCACTTGCCTTTTACCCGCATATCTGCCTCCCGTTTTATTGCGCGATGCTATGCTCGCACTGCGCTTCCAACTGATGCAAAAACTTTTTCACTTCGCCATTCCCGCCGAGCTTAACGTATTTCTGCCCGGCAATCAGGCGCTCGGCCATCGGCATTTCATCGGACATGATCGTCAGGCGCAGGATTGCAAGATACTGCTCGTCCTGATGCTTTTTCATGCCGTCGAGCTTCTTGTCGATCTCGGCAAGGTGCGTATCCTGCGTCGTGGCCTTGCCGCGCTTGCGCTGGATGGCTCCGACGATGGAGCGGATGATCTCCGCCAGCGCAGACGAGCCGATCACCGCGCAGATGATGGTAATAATTCCGGTGCTCACATAGTCCTCCTTACTCGACTTTCTTCCAGACCGTCGGGGCGACCGTCGGGGTAAACACGTTTCCGTCCATGAGCGACTCATACAGCTTGTCTTTCCACCAGCCCTTCTCGCCCTTTGCGAAGGCCAGTGTGGAGGTAATTACTTCAGGGATGGTTCTGTACCCGTCCCGATACTGCACGTCCTCCCAGAGCGTAGACGCTTTGTCGGGCGTGTTCTGTTCGGTGTCCCAGAGGTCGACGGCAGCTTTTTTGATCTTGCCGTGCCAGTTGATGCGCGTGCCCGCTTTGACGAGGCTGCCGCCGCCGGTCAGCGTCCCCAGCAGCTCCGGCGCGAGGCTGACAGTCTTGTCGTCCAAAGCGCTTGCCGCCTGTTCGATGTACGGGCGCATTTTCTTGGCCCTCTCCGTGTACGTCATGGCGCTTCCTCCCCAAGTAAAATCTTCGCCGCCGTCTCGGTGTCGGCAAGCCGCTCACGCAGCTGCTCCGGGTTTGCCGTCTCGATGTCAAAATTGTCTGTGACAAGCTTGCCAGTTTCCGTGTAGGTGTGCGGCGCGCCGTCAACGTCGATGGCCTCATCGTATTCTGCGCCCGTCTCCGCTTGCCGGATGAGATAGCCCGCATCGGAATACGTCCGGTACAGCTCCACGCCGTCCGTGCGCGTTTTGTAGTGCTCTCTTACGATCATGCTCACACCCCCACAATATGGTCTGCCAACGAGCTCCAGTTTGTAGCTGCTTTCCATTCTGCCACAAGAGATGCAGGAACTCTGATTTCCAGCTGCGGATGTGTTGCATCGAATGCGTTGACGTTGGCCAGTGTGGGGACGGCAGTACAGTGCGTAAGATCCACAACCCGCAACGGATAGCATCGCTGGAACACCTGCGCTGGGATGCTCGCGATATTCCCGAGGCACGTCACCCTGCGTAGCGCGTAGTCACCCTGAAATGCGGCAGCGACAAAGGACGTAGCGTCCGCTGGGATAGTGACTTTTAACAGAGAGCGGCAGCCCGAGACATCTCCAACTTGCCCGTTGACAGCCTTGATGTGGACGCGCTCGAGGGCTTGTGCATTGTAAGCATCACTCATATCAAAATTTATCTGCCGGACTGCTGTATTTGTGATAACATAACCGGGGCTGTGCGTCGTCCCTTTCGTGGATGCAATGGCTCGGAGATTGGTGCACTGATAAAATGATTGGATAATTTCAGAACTAAAAGACACTGTCACAGCGCGTATATTTGCAGCTTGTTCGAACGTACGCCACGGTTCGAAAAGCACGCCGGATGGGACGGATACACTCTTGAGCCGAACGGCGGCATAAAACGCACGTTCCGTCACTCTGGTCATTCTTTCGCCGATTTCCACCTTTGCAAGCATGGCGCAGCGCCCCATATCAGTCTCGCCGTTTGCAATCAAAAACCTACTAGCTCCGCCTGCACCAAGCTGCATCGTCGTACCCTCTTTGACACTCATCGTGATCACGTATGAGCCGCTGGATGCGTAGGTGTGCCGATGCTCAATCCACGAATCAGCATTTTTTGTTTCAGGCGTTGTGCCGTCGCCCCAATCGACCGTCGTAGCGTTCCGGGTGCTCTGCCAATAGTTGAGCACAAAATCGTCCCACGTCTCGGTGTCCACGTCGACGTAGAGCCTTGTCTTGCCGTCATCGGTGATGTACAGCGCGCCGATATCGAGCTCACGGCCTGCGTCCTTGATGTCTTGGAGCGTCCAGTTCCAGCCCTGACAGACCAGTCCATCGTGCGAGGGAAGGGGCGGAAGCTCGGTCTTTGTGGCCAGCTCGGCGAGTGTCCAACTGTAAAGCAGCGTCCCGTCGTAGTCCCAGAAATTGATGTCCGACTCCTTGGGCGGGGCGGTATCTAACGTGCCGGTGATCTTCGCGCCCGAAGCGTCGTGCGCTGTCACGCCGGATTTGAGCGTCGCGGGTGTTACGGTGTCCTCGGTCAGGTCGATGAGCACCTTGTCGCCGTAAACGACCTTGCTCTTTGTGGTCTCACCTCCGGAAGTCTCAGGTGCCGCCATACGCTCACGCTCCTGCCTTCTTGCCGATGGTGACGGTCACGCCGCCAGCAGCGTTGGGCGTTTCGTTGTAGTAGATCGCGGCCACATCGACCTGCGACATGTAATCGTAGCCGGGGTCCGGCAAAATCGTCTGCGCGGTCGTCAGCGGCTCGACGGATTTCGTTTGCGCCTTGATGGCCTCGCCGCTGTACGTGCCCGTCACACCGAGGATCGTCACGCCCGCCTTAATGTTCCCGGCAATGATCTTCGCGGCCTCTGTGGGGTCGATGGCGACCTTACCGCTTCCGTCGTGGTAGCCGATGGGGACGATGTACTCGCCCTTGACCGTTGTGATCTTCGCGGCCACCGCGCCGTTGTTCGGCATTTCGCCCGTGATCAGGCTGCCTCTTGCGCCTGCCGTCTTGCCGAAGAGGATTTCCGAGGCCTTGACGGTCGCGCCAGACGTGTCGAGGTCAAATTTGCACGTGCCCGTGTGGAGCTCACCGTCCGAGCCGTGGTATTTAAAGCCAAGCAGGACTTTGCCCGGCTCTACCGTGTCGGCGGTCAGGTCTAACAACACCTCGCCGCCATAGATAAATTTACTTCTGCCCAAAATTTACACCTCCGTTGCAATGTAGACCGTCGTGCCGGTCTCGTTGGATACCTCATAGTATGGGACTTTTGTGACGGTCACATCGTCCGCCAGCAGCTTGTTTTTCGTCGGCAAAACAACCGGCTCAAATGCCTTCGGCACGACTTCATAGTCCCCCTCATACGCCTCGCCGCCCTGATAGACCACCTTCGCGGGCTCAATCCGCATCCGAATCTCTGGCTGCGAAAGCACCATTTTAAGCATATCCCGCCTCCTTTAGGAAGCTCTTCACGTCCACTTGAACGATCTCCGCCGCCTGCTTATTCCCATCCGCGTCCGTCAGCGCGCATTGCAGGCTTACCGCACCCGGGCGCAGGCGCATCGCGTCTTCGTACGGGATTTTTACCAGCAGGTGCGTTTCGTCAACGACTACCGGCGTGTACTGGAAGAACTGGCAGGCCTGTTTTACGTAAAATTCCAGTTTTGTCACCTTTGTCAGATCGGTTCCCGTCAGCTCCACCGATAAAGCGTTCGCGATTTTCTGAAACACTTAATCACCCCCCGCTCTGCTGTGATTCAAATACATCCAGTTCGTTCTTTGCCTTGATGAACGTCGTCGTGTCGTCCGAAAGCGAGATGGTAGGCAAGAGGCGCGAATCATATGTGTAATCGTGATACGCTACACCGCCTTTGTAAGATGCCGTCGCCGTCATTCCCTGCAATGCCACTGCGGTAATCGCAGTAGTTGGTACAGTAGCTTGGTTGAACCCATCATTTGGGCTGGACGTTGTCCAAACTTCTGTTTGCGTTGCAACCAGTAATGTTGATTCCGATGCAGATGCGTAACTTACGCGGGTAGTTGCCTGTTTGTTCTCTCCGGTAACAATAGAAGAACCCCAGTTTGTGAGATTTTCGGAAGAATAAACAGTCGACACTGGTCCATAAAATATTCCCGAACTGCTATTGTACTGCGAATAGTAAGTCCCCAAAAAATAATACTTTCCAGATAGGAACACAACTTCTGACGCTGAATAACGTTTCATGACTACTGATTTGACAGGAGTTTTTATTTTCGTGAAGCTGGTTTCACTCCCATTTGCAACGTGCAGCTCTACATCACCGCTAAAAGAACTTCCAGTCTCCTGTCGGATTGCCGAAAGGAACCATTTTCCATTTGCGCTCGAGAACTTATATCCGAAAAATTTATTCCCGCTGATATCGTTAGTTTTCGTAATCATCGAATACTGCCAGCTACCAGAATCCAAAGGCGCATCCGAAAGAACCACATATGTTTTATCGGAATATTCGTCCGTGGAGCTTCCGTATCTTTCTATTGCAAATCCAAATTTCCCGTTACATTCAGCGATTCCGAAGAATCCGGTACCGTCTTTGCTATCTGATGGGAGTGTAACGCCCACCTGCGTCCAGCTTGTGTCCCCTTTTTCTCGAACCGCAATCTTGACGTTTATTCCGACACGGTATGCGCACACGCAATAATCGTCAGATACTGCGAGCGAGCACATTATGCCTTCGTATGTAGTTTCGCTTCCTGTAAACGTCGCCTCTTCGGAAAACGTTCCACCAACCGCGCTGGATTTCAAAATCTTGAAATTGCTACCAACCTGCACACAAACAAACCACATCCCATCAAAATACACTGTATTTGAAACACTTTTTGCATTGTAAGATGCCGGAAACGCATTCGTATCCCACGTTACCGCACCGCCCGTATTTCTCAGCACAGAACACAACTGCGGGTAGTTCTCAAACGTCACTGTGCTCCCGTCGCACTTCAACCACGCATCTCCCAGACTCTGCGCCGGGCTCGTCCGGATGGTGCCGATGGGTACGATGCGGTCGACCATGTGCCGGAATGCGTCGTCGACAAGAGGATTTGCATACGGCAATCTGAGAAAGCACCCCGTGGAATCTTGGAGCATTGTGCGCGTATTAAATGGCGTGCCGGTATCGTCCGGGTCGTCTGCACGTGTCATGTCGTAAGTATCTGTCTGTCCGGCAACGGGCTTGAGCTTTACCCGCCCCGGAAATTTTGGCAAACGATCTTTCATGTTATCCCCCCATGTCTCCTGCGTATAGTTCCGCGTCCGCGTAAACCCAGCCGACCTCCCGGCTCTCCAACACATCATCTACGGCGATAATCGTCTTTTCGATGTTGTTTGCGCCCTCCCAGTCCAAATCGTTGATTTTTGCTGGAGGGCGCGGGGCAGAATTGACAACTGCGTCATATACGGCGTTCGCTGATTCGATATAAGCGTCCATAACGTCTTTGTCGAGCACTTCGTCAGAACCATAATCTTCCCGGACTTCTGCCGGAACGTCGATACAATGCGTTCTCAGCCTGTCCCGGATGGTGATAAGCGCCGTGCCGACGCGGTTCAGGTCAGACGCTTTGTAAGAGCCTTTCAAGCCAGCTTCAAAGTCTGCCTTTTCCTGCTCCGTGAAGTCGCTCCACAGCTTCTTGTAAAGCTTCTCAGCATAGGAAGCGTCAGCCTGCGTCCGGTCGGTGATTAAGGTTTTCATAATTCTCATGCAGAAGCCCCCGTTCCGACGATGTCGCACTCAGCCGCCGCGATGCCGCTCAGTTTGATGGTCATGCTTGTTATCGTCCCGGTAATGTGATCATCCCACGGAGTTGTGGTGTCTACATAGTCACCGGGAAGCTCCTTGTCCATGACGATCTGAACGCTGTGCGTCTGCCGCCGCATATAATAGTCAAAGACGTGCTGCGTCACCGCTGCAACATTCGTCGAGTTGACAAGCGTCGCGTCCTTGACTTCTATGACGTTCGGCTTGGTCGAGGCCGTGACGTTCGGATTTGTCTTGGTCATTACCGCTTCCGTGTGGTAGTAGGTCTTGCCGTCCACTTTGACGGTATCGCTTCCGCTCCCGGACGTGCTGTACGTGTGCGCGGTAACTCTTACTTCGGTCACGATGGCAGACTGGCTGACCTCTCCGCCGACGTAGAGCCGGTTCATGGGAATCTCCGTCGGTGTTTCCTCCGACAGCCTCCATACCTTCACGTTTCCCGTTCCGCTGGTGTCCACAACAGCCCGAAGCGCAAACGCCACCTGCTGCAAGGCTTCCCTTCGTGTGCAGTCAGGAATGTATCCTGTTAGCTTCTCTGTCTGTAGTTCCCCCGAAAGTTCCAAGACGAAATACCCGCCGAGGATGCTCTCTAGAACCGTTTTCGCGTTGGCATTAGAATAAACAACAGCCGGGAATGGGTCTTCGTCCAGAATTCCCAAAGCGTCAATGCAGGAAACGTTGTATACGTTTTTGCTTACGCGGGTAGATTCGTCGATGTAAAACGTGCCGATTTTCGTCTTTCCGTTGTACGCATAAACGGGCTGCTTTTCTTGGAAAATAAAATCAATATCTTCCATGCTGTCCAGCGTGAAATCCAGCGTGTTAATCGCCAGCTCGTCGGATATGATGTTCAGTTCTTCGGTTGCCTCAACGCTCCGAAGCTCCTGCCGCTCGAACTCTCGAACGATGCCGAAAAGAATCAGGGAGATTTTAATGGGTCGGTTCGGAAGATTCGTTTTGTTGAACTGAATCTTGATTTTGTTATACAGTTCCACAGTTTTCTCACAGAAGTAATTTCCGCTGTTCGGGAAGAACTGCTGTGTGGCCAGCTGTGTTGTTCCGTTGTACCACGTGATATTCAGGTCGCTGCAATAGTCCCCGGTTTCCCCGTCGAATTTGAAGTAGATTCCAAGGGACGTAAACTGCCCGTCAAGCGAAATCTCAATAGTAGGCGGCGTATCGAACGTGCAATCCGCCTTGCTTCTCGGCGTAGACCAGAAGCCAACCGGCTCAGAAGCAGGCTTTACTTTTCGTGTGCCGTTCAGAACCCATTGATTCTGCTCTGTCGTTGCAACTGGGCCTGCGAACGCGCCGAAGGGCAGAAGCGAGGTTTTTGAAATACCCATAGCCTCGCTTGCTGTCACACTCGCAGCCGCCGCAGAACCAACCGCAACGTCCTCATACACAACTTTTACACTCATAGCGGGGTCCTCTTCGGCTTCATCGCGACAAAATTAAATGTAAGGTTTCCCCATTCGTTCTTTTGCCCGTAAGCCGTCAAAAGCTCATCATCTCCGTTTGCCACATACGCATCGAAGGTCAATGTCCCTTGTGCATACGGAACGGTGAGGGAATGGCTGTCGACAGGTGCGGAGATTGCTTCATAGAACCTGTCGTATTCCGCCGGGTCAGTCCCAACCGGGTCAAGCTCCACGCTGTAGTTGTAAAACGTGCCGATGATGTCGCGCACCATCGCGCCGGTCATTACGCGCCCGGCATTATCGCCGTCCAGAACCGCGAAAGAGCGTTTCAGACTGGTTACATGCAGGTTCGGATACGCCGTGCCGTCGAGGGTCAAAACACTCGTCATGTCTTCACCCCCGCCAGCCTTACGCCTACACGCTGCGTCTCTTCGTTGTTCGCCTTATAGACAGCCCGTGCAAACTCTCTGCCGTTGAGCTGCAAGATGATCGTCTGCGACCGTCCGCCGGATTCATTCATAGCATGTTTGAATGCCTGAACCATTGTCTCAAGCGGCGTTTCGATGTTTGTTCCGCTCTTCTGGTCGCCGAGGACTGCCATAAACTCCCTGTTCGGCGGGATGACAGCGCCTTCTGCCAGCCTCGGAAGCGCAACCTGACTGACAAGCGGAATGCTGATGCCGAAGGACTTGCCGCCGATGAGGGGAACCCAGTCCGGAATCTCAAAGTGGATGGTATTCAAAGCGGAAATCAGAAGGTTGATACCGTCAATAATGAAGTTAATTGCCGCCTCAATGATGGCAACAATGTTGTTCCAGATCCCCTTGAATATCTCGGTGACACCTTCCCATGCTTTCGTCCAGTCTCCGGTAAATACACCAACAATGAAGTCAATGACACCCTTCAAGATGTCCTTGATGTTTTTGCATACATCTGAGACAAATTTCCCATATGTTTGAAATATTGATGCAAGCAGTGGGCTCTTGGATTGCAGCCATGTGATAAACATGTTCCACGCATCTTTGATGGAGTTTACAATCGCGTTCCACGTCTGCTTCATTCCTTCCCAGATCTGCTTAATGCCTTCTACTGCAAGCTTCATATCGCCGGTGAATACGCCCTTGAAGAACTTCCCGAAGCCGTCTATAATATTCTTCAAGCCTTGAATCAGTTCTTCCCCATGTCCGGTGAAGGACACAAGCGCAACCAGCGCCGCAAGGAAACCTGCAATCAGAAGCGGAATCCAGCTACCCGTCAGAAGCGAAATGCCGATACCGGCGGCAAGCAGCCCTGCGATGATCGTAAGCGTATTCACCAAATTAAAGCCGTTTTCGATAACGTCTTTGATACCGACAACCAGCATGGCAAGACCGCCTACAACGAGCGCAATTCCTGCCGCGATTGGTCCGAAAGCGATTGCAAGTCCAACGGCAAGCGCGGCAAGACCTGCCAACATCCCGAGGAAGTTTTGTAAATCAATGCCGTTATTCCACGCATCCAGCCAGAAGTATACAAGCGCAAACGCACCGGCAACAGCAAGGGCGATACCCCAAATCTTGCTCAGGTCGTTCGTGAACAAGCTCGCGATTTTCCACGCAAGAAGCCCGGCGGCGATAGCGCCTACAAGCCCGAGAATGTCGTGGAGCTTATCTTCTGCCATGTCGAGATTCGAGAAGTCCGGCGCGATCTCCGTTGATGCCGCACCGCCAGCGCCACCCCCTGCCGCAGAAGCGGAATTATCGGTGAGCTGGTTGATCTCGTCAAAGCTTGCCATGCTCTTACTTGCGTTCTCCGCAGCAGAGCCGACACCTTCCAACGCTTTCTGCTCGTCGTTCAGCCCTTGTGCGGCTGATTTCTGCGAAGACCAGCTTTTCCCGGACAGCATACCGAAGAACTTCGCGATAGCTGTAACAACCTGTGTCAGAATGTTCACAAGCTTCACAAAAACAGGAATCACGACTTGAAGAATCGGCTGCGCGAGTGTCAAAAACGCCGCCTTGAGCCGCGCAACCGCCGCGCGCGCTTCCTCGTTCTGCATAATGGTCTTCCCAAGCCATGTTCTAAGACTTTGCAGTGCTCGAGTAATCAGAGAGAACACAAGAACGCGCTTAAAAAGCCCGGAAACACGCTTGCTGAACGTGTTCATGCTGTCGGAAACCTTCTTCGCTGCGGTCTCCATGCGCTCTGTCGCGCCGCTTGCGCTTGTGATTTGCTCCGTGAGTTCTCCGGCTTTTTGCTTCGCAGCGTCCAAAGCAGAAGTCTGCGCGATCACTTTGTCCGTGATTTTTGCATATTTCCCGTCCAGACTCTCAACGATCTTGTCTTGCTCTTTTAAGATTGCTTCCTGATCTTTGATTTGCGCCGCAACTTCCGTCTGCCGCCCGTATGCTGCGATATAAGCATCCGGGGAAGCAGACACCTCGCCGGACGTGATCTGCCGAAGCCGCTCGGATTCCGCCCGCAACGATTTCAGCGCATTTTCTGCCTGTTTTGCAGATTCTTTCGCCGCGTCAAGCTGAGATTTCAGGCCACTCTGCTCACCGGTGCTTTTTTTCAGCTCGGCTTCCATCTTGTCGATTTTCGCCGTCAGTTTATCAAGCTCCTTCTGCGCGTTTTTTGCGTCGACCTCCGCTTGAACAACAATTCTTCCATCTGCCATTTTCTCACCACCTTATTTTGAAATGCCCCATGCGGCGAGAACGTCTTTCTCTGCCTCTGTGTATGTAACTTTCAAATCGATTATATCCCTGTTCTTTCGGTAGAACTCCCGCTCCTGCTTGTCCAGAGGCTTCCCGCGTGCCTTTTTGTCCCGAATACGAACCACTTGAGCAAACAGGCAGTCTCCAATCTCCTGATAGAACGCCAGGAACGACCACCAGTGCAGATACTCAAGCGCCCGAACCTCGCACCCAGCGATTCTGTTCACGGGGGCAATAAACATGTCGAAGTCCTGCTCCCATGACATCAGCACGGGTTCCCGCTTCTTTTCTTTGCGTTCTTCCCCACGGTCTATGAACCGAAAACATTTGTTCAGAGCTTCCTGATAGTCGCTGGCTGGCATTTCCTCGAAGTCGGGATAGAAGATTCTCAACGATGCCTCTGCCTTGTCCTGCTCGTCCAGCTCGCTATCAACAAGGGCGGTGAGGATATCCAACACCGCCCGATAGTCAGACCGGATTTCGTATTCTGTTCCGTTTACGTTGACCGATGTCGGTAAAGACCAGATTACTTTTTCCATCTTTCCATATATTTCTTGATTCTCGGGTTCGTAGCCTTCTGTTCTCTCGCAAAGGTAGTGTCGATCTGGTCGATGATGCCGAGCATCAGATTGCTCCATACAGGCAAACCGTCAGCCAGTGCGAGGACGTTCATAGAGCCGAAAAGAGGCGTGCAAAGCGGAACCCCGAAAAGGCTGTCGATCGTATCGCGCATTTCGTTACTTTCCCGACGCGCAATCTCAAAGATTTCTTTTTTATTCGCGTTCTTTTCCACTTCTGCCTGATATTTCCGCTGACGATCTTCCAATCCGTTGAACACGTCAAAAATTTTCTCTACAATTTCTGCGTCTGTCGGGTTGAACTCGAGCGTTACTTTGTCGTTGATGTTGATTTTTTCAACGCCAGTTGCAATCTTGATGTCCGCCATCTATCGTCCCTCCTTATGCCGCGTCCGGCGTAAACGTAATTTCTCCGTTGGAACCAACCGCCGCAGTTCCGGTGATTCTTTCGCCGCCAGGCGTTACAGTAAGCGGCATACCTACAAAGCCGCCGCCTTCGCCGCCAAGACCTGTCGCCTCGATTGCAGCGCCCTTGTATCTCTCTGCAAAAACAGCCGTTTTCTTCGTGCCTGCGTAGGCATGCACGATAAGAATATCCTGATTCGCCAGAGCCGCCGCGTTCTGTTCCTTAATGGCAAGGCTCCAGATATGTGTAATCGCAGGATCTCCAGCATCGAGTTCGCACGGTTCAAAGTCCTGCGTGATGATGGGCTTCTTCATCGTGGTTCTGGTCTTGCCGAGAATATCCTTGTCGGACTTCTTCTTCCAGTCGTATTCCATGCTGGAATCCGTGACGCGCGTCCCAAGCGGCGACCACACGGCGGCGGAATCAGTGCCCGTATTCACAAAAAGAATCAAAAGTTCTCTGTCTACAGGCTGCCCAGCAACGGTGTTAAAGGTCATATTTTCTGCCATAGTTAAATCACCTCATATTTCATCTTCATTAAGATTTGATGGTCTTCCGAACCGTCCTTGTATGGGTAAAGTAACGCCGCGCGGCTGGATACATCCATGCGCCGGACGCGGATTCCATCGCCCAAAGACGGATAATTCTGCATCGCCCAGTCTCCGAATCGGTTCAGCACTGCGTCGGCTTTCAGGCGCTTGTCGTTGCTGCTTCCTGGGAAGATGCGGGCGATAATTTTGAACTGGTATTCTGCTTCATGCCCGCCCAAGATGTATTTCTGTGTGATGTATGTGCCTGGAATCACGGACAGAGCCACGCTTGCGGAATCAGCGGCGAGGAACTCATAATTGATGGTTGCAGCCGGGAGATCGTCATCCGAAAACGAGTTTACCCAGACCATAATTTTTCTGGATATGTCCTGTTCTTCCTCGGAAGAAACAAGCTTTTTTTCTTTTTCAGAGCCCATTTTTCACCGCCTTATCCGCAACTCGAATCCATTTGTCAAGGTTCTCAGCCTTTGAAGCTTCGAACCAGTGCGATTGTGCCTGCGCGTGTCCGGATGTCGTGAACACAAGGTTTTTGTCCGTCAGAACCTTCGTCCCGCCCTTCGGCGCGTATGTACTGCCCGTTTCCGGGTCAACCATGACTTTCCCGTAGTACAGGAATCTTGCATACGGTCCCGGATAGATGATCGCATTACCGTCCACCATTGTTCTCTGGTCAAGAGAGCCCGTCAGGAACGGCACATACGGGCTTGTGTCCTTTTCTACCTGTACAGCAACAATGTGTTCGGCTTTTGTACAAGCCCGTGCTATAGCCTCCTGAAGCTCTTCAAAGCCATCGGTTTTCACACTGAATTTCAGCATCACGTGCCTCCGACCTGCCAGTGCCGCATGGAAGGACTGCCGAAGTCCTTCATGTCCACCTTTGTCACTTTGTACACATCGTCGTAAAGCATCTCAATCTGTTCTTCCGTCTTGTCCGGTTCGACTACTTCGCCCTTCACAAAGAAGGTCGTGCCGCCGTTGCCGTCCGTGGATAACGTCCAGATTTTACTTTTATCAGTTGAACGCCAGAACTCCTGCGGCCCAACGTAGCGCTTCACCGCGCCTGTCGCGCCGTCTACGGCTGGCGAGGAAAACGGAATGTACAGATTCACCGCATCTGCGCCTTCAAGCCCGCTCGCGCGGACGTTGGCAGCTTTCGACGCTTGGAGCATTACGCCGCGAATCACCGTGATATAGCGCTTCTGCGTGTCATTGAAATTCTGGTCTTGCTCCTGCGTGACGTTGTAGATGGTTACAGTGTGTGGGGCGTACATGCAAAACACCTGCCTCTGTAGAGAAGCCCGGTATGGGCTAGATATTCACGCGCTACGCTTGCAAGAGCTTTCTTTGCCTCAGAAGCCGCTTTCAATGCAGCTACGGAAGAATCACCGCCGCTGCGAAGCGTCCGGGAATAGCCGCCTACAGTCTCGCTCTGCAATTCTCCTTCGTCAGATGCAAGCCCGGCGGACACATTCTTTCTGGCAAGCTCCTGTGCCGTGTCGATCAGCATATACTGGTCGACTAAGGCACAGCAGCACATTTTCACAGCATCCAGCTCTGCAAAATCCTTTGCTCGGTTTTGCGTGTAGTAGTCAAGGAAGGAACTGGCGCGTGTCGCCAATCTGCAAAAGCTGTCAGCGTCTACCGTTCCCTTGTAGATATCGCAGTAGTACTCATAATCGGCGTATATCATTGCGCCAGCTCCTTTCTGTTACGAACCTACCGTCACAGTAGCCGTTCCGGTCTTCGTGCTGTCCTGCTTGGACTTTGCGGTAACGGTAATGCTCGTAGATGTCTCATTGGAAGCGACCGCCAAGATGCCGTTCTCCGAGATAGAAGACTTCGCGCCGTTCTGGCTCCACTCGACATCTCCGCTCACGATTCCTTCACCCGCGACGGCAGCGGTGAATGCCTTGCTTGCTCCCTTTTTCACGGTTGCAGTAGCCGGGGATACCGTGACAGTAGATACCGTGCCAGCTTTTCCATAAACAGAGAACGGGAACGGGTTGGCAATGTCAACGTTGTACGCGTTGACCGGGTTTGCGATTTCCCAACCGAGACGCATGACCGCACGGAGAGCGACCATATCGTTCTGCATGAGGTTGTAGGTGATAGCCTTCGTGCTCGGGTCCTGAATGACACCCTCGGTGAAGATCTTAAATGTCATGTCCTGGCGGATGGCGTACACCAGCTGCGTCCAGTCGCCGACGATCATCTGTGCCTGTGCCGGGTCAAAAGCGCCGTTCATCGGGAAGTACATATCCATACCATCCAGACCATAGCGCGTTGCACCCTGCATATCGGACTTGAAGATGGGCTGCCCGGTCGTGTCCTTCAGCCCGCGCAGCTTGCCGCGCATCTGGATAGCGGACATAACGCCGTTCGGATTGAAGCCGTCAAGCTCGACCTTCGCGATCAGGCCGTTCTCGCCCATGATGTCGTCAAAGACGCTTGTGCCGACGGGCACGCCGTTACCGGCAGCGATGGCCGAAGGAACAACGCCAGTGCGCCAAGTGCTCGGCTTGTTCGTGCCGAACAAGATTGCCGCGTCAATGACCTTGCCGAAAGCCTCGGTCAGACGGGGCTTGACCTCGCCCCAAATGTCATAATCCGCATCATCGAGAGCAGCCTCGGGAATGGGGACGATAACCGCGATTTCCTCGGCGTAGATTTTCTTCTTGTCCCACGCCATCTTCGTGGTCTGCTTAAAAGCCTCACCGGCTCCGGTATCGGTTGCTTCTCCGTTGACGAAGTACGCAGAGGGAAGCGCGTCGAGGACGTTGATGGTCTGCGTCTTGCTGGACATATTCGCCAGTCTCTTACCCATGCGAAGGACTGCGGATTCCGCGATAGCGCCCTGCATGATCTCGCGGGTTACGGGTTCCGGGATAAGCCCGGAAAGTGCATTTCTGTCAATAATATTCGGCATATGATTCTCCTTTCGTTATCTACGACCGCCCCGAATCAGGGCGTTCATTACGCTGTTTACATTTGTTTCTTTGTTTCCACCACCTGCCGGTGCTGTCCAGTCGAACGTCGCCTTCTTGCGGTTCGCTGTGAGCTCATCAACTGCCTGCTCGAACGTGATCTTGTCTGTGACCATCTTTGCAGCCTTGAATGCGATAAACTCAGCGTCCTCGCCGCTCAAACCCTTGCTCAGGACGTATTTGTCCCGTTTGAGCTGTTCGGCTTCAGCCTGCAATGCAGTTAGTGCCGCCTTGCTGTCTGCAAGGTCTTTCGCCTGCTTTGCCTGCCGTTCCTGTTCGGTCTGCTGGCTGTCTTTCCATGTCCGGTATGCGGTGATCTCTTCCTCACTGGGGTATTTCTTCCGTTCTCTGTCAAGCCTCGACTGAATCATCTTGTCAACATCAGCCTGCGTGAACGTCCTTTCCTGCTCTTGCGCAGTGTTTTCCGTGCCCTGCACGTTGGTTTCTTCTGCCATAAAAATCTCCTTGTTTAACGTCCTGTCGGACAGTGTTGATAAATAAAAAGAGCCAACCGACTACAAATCGTAGTCAGCTGGCTCCAATTGCCCTTTCTCGCGCCCAATTACGCGGGAGAGTTGTATTTTATTGTCTTTTTGACCTCTAAAACGATGTATCCATCGCCTTTTCGGCGTATCTCAACGTCATTCCCGCGTTTAAGAATGGCATCGGCGGCTTTTTTCACTTCATCCCAGTCCATATACCTTTGTCCTTTCTCGCTGCTCCGGCAGCCCCGCCGCCTTGCTGAACCTGCTATATTCTGCGTTCAGCCGCCGAAGCTTTATGTTCGCGGCGGTCGCGTCCTCGGAAAGCCCAGCTTCTTTGTATGCGTTTCTAAGCTTTTTCTGCGCGCGGATTTGCCGTTCTATGCGGCGCTGCATCTGCGTCGCTTCATATGCTGTGTAAGTCTTTCCGTCAAACGTGCAGCCAAGACCATCGTCGATATGCTTGAGCTGTTCGTCTGTGTAAGTTCGCTCTGAAACTCCCGGAACAAACGGGTATTTGTGATGCCTACAGTTTGCGCCGGTCAGGCCATCAACATATCCATAGCCGGTAGTCTCCACAAGGTCATCGTAAAGCCCCAGCGGGTCAGGTTCGCCGCTTTCACTCTGGTAATAGACTTTCCCTTGCCAGTCTTTGTGGCTTGACCACGGCGACGTACCCGGCTTGTCACGCGCCCCAGAGTGCGCAGACACTTCAAAGTATCTCGTCTCAAGGTACTCTGCGCTTTGGTTCGTGTACTGGTCGCAGATCTGATTCACGCCAGTCATGACAGCTCTCCGAACAGCAACGTCGATGTTGTCAACGTGTGCGCTTTCGTAGTTCACGACTTTCAGACCGCCTGCAAGCTGCTGCACCGCAGACTTAATCGCCTGATTGTAGCTGATAGTCCCGCTTTGAATCTGCATGACAGCGGAATCCAACGCCCACTGATACGCACGAGCGGGCGGAAGCATCGTCCTGCCTTTGTCCACCAAAAATCCCATAGACTGTGTGATGTTATGAAATTCATCAAGCGTCTGCGCTCTGATTGCTTCGATGGTCGCAGCGTTCACTAGGATATCAGGCTGTGTCAGCCCTGTAATGTCGATAACCGATGTGTAATACTTCTGGTTTCTGGCAATAACATCATCGAAAAGCTCCTTGAGCTTCTTCTCGCTGATTCCAGAAGTCTTGCGGATTGCTTTTTCAATCTCCTTCGTGTCGATACCATGCGAACGAAGCGCCCGGATTGCCTGAACAGTCACTTCGTTCAACTGGTCTTTTAGTGCAAGCCTACTGCATATCTCATCGAGGAGCGTATCTTCCAGTCCCCGGAACAGTTCTGCCAGTTCTTCCGGCAGCGCGTCAAGGATTTCCGGCTGAAACGGATATTTCATTTGCTTGCCTCCGTTTCACAATATCATCGTAATGCGGTTTTACCCGTATCACGTTCCAGTCGCATTCTTCCGGTACTCTGCCGTAAAATATCACCCATTCCGGAGATAGCCGCTTCATCATTTCCTCGTAGCCGCGCAGGAACAGGCGTTTGCTATCCTTGTTTGCCTGCGTCCCAACCGAAGAAACCGCTACTATGCCGCCGACAGGCTCGCCATCGAAGCACCAATCATAGCTCCTCTCATCGCTCCATGAGATCGTCGGGTAAACCGTCATCCCGTGCAGCTGCCAGTATGCCGCTAACCAGTGCTTGCGGTAATGGTTGTATATCTGCATGGCAAGCGGCATATCCGTATATGTTGAGAAGTCTGGCGCACATATCGCCTCGTACTGTTGCAACTTTGAAATATACCTATCCGGTTGATTCCAGTACCTGGCGAATTGATAATCGTCTATAAAGAAATGCACAACCTTGCTCTCCGGCCGCTTGGCTGTGTATACGTAATTTGCGGGAATGAATTCCCCTTGTGGATACGCTTTGACCGGGTCAATTTGCGGAACGCCATACTTTCCTACGCCGAGGAATACGCACTTGTCTAAGTTTTCAAAATTGATCATACTTTAAACCCGTATTTTTTCCTCAACTTGTCAAGCTCGTCTTTATAAATAGCTTTCGCCATTGAACTCAGTCCGTCTCTCCTGTCAATAATGTCTCCTGCCTTCATCCCGCTCGGAAACATTTTTGACAAGTTTGCGATTTCATCCGCGTATCGTTTTTTTGCTGCGTTGTACGCATCTGCCCACATCCTTATCTCATCAGTTTTTGGACGTCCAACGCTCTGACTTCGACGCAATTTTTCATTCATTTCAAATGTTGTGTATGGGTCTGTCAATATATCTTTCGCCCAGTTTATTTGTTTTTCGCTTCCTAAGATTTGTGGGAGCTTAATGCCGACCCTCTCGCCTCCAGCGCCTCCAGCGCCTCCAGAACTTCCACGGCCTCCCATCACTCCACCTCCTGCTGCTGTTCAGTTACCATGCCCTGCGCCTTTGGGAGTGCAGCCTTTGCGGTTGCCTCGTCCTCGTTCATCCAGCGCATACGGAACTCCCAGTCATTCATAATGCCTGCGCTGAGAAGCTGCATATCGCGGGAGAAATCAGTAGCTTTGTCCTCTATGATGCTGTCATCGAAATCTATAGAGATTTCCACGTCTTCATTCAGCCCGGCGTTCATAGCCGTGTTTCCCAACCGAAGCAGAATGCGGCACAGCTCCACTAGCGCTTGTTCCAGCACAATTTCATGTTTCTTAATGGTGCGGAACATGGTGGAGTTTTCGCTGATAACTTGCGTTGCTGTCGCGACGCTGCCGCCGTCGAAACGGTAATAGGTTTCGCCGAAGCCGCATTTGCCAGAAAGAACGTTCAGTTGGTCTTGCAAGCCTACATTCAGCTGCTCAGTTCTGAGTGTCGGAGAAATCGTCTCTACCACGTTCCCTTGCTGCGTGTCCTCCGGAAGCAGATAGAAACGCCGGTCGTTGTCATCAAGCGTCGGTTCGTCATCTTCCCACCTTGTGGCGGGCATTTTGACCATCATCATCATGGGGCCGTTCTCGAACTCATTGACGTAGCAGTCATAGGCGCAGTCCACGCCACGCAGGACATCGATTGCATTTGCATACACAGGGATACCAACCGGAAGCAGATAGTCAAGATTGTTTGCGATGTTTGGTCTGTCGATGACGAACTGCCTCTTGTCGCTTCCCGTATGTACCACAGGGGGGATTCGCTCAAAGCCCGGAACATCCGTCAAAAGCACATCGGCAAGCGTTTCGTTTTCGTATCGGTAAATGCTGTTCTCGATGACGTAAAGTCCGTTTTCGTCTTTCCGGTGAATCTGCAAATACAGATAGTTTTTTCCAGCCCGTGTGACCACGCTGTCAAAAGCACACTCTGAAATAAAGCCATTCTGCCAAGCCAGCGGAAAAATGTGCTCAATTGTCACATAGTCAAGAGCGATACCGGAAACATCGCCCGGAACGGTCTCTCCGCTCTCGTTGACCGCTTGGCCGACCACACGAGGGATATACGCTACAGTTCCGAGTGCAGATTTCATTTCCTGCATTTCGTTCGCCTTGACCGTGAAGTTGTTTTCCGTCAGGACGCTATCAACGAACGCCTGTTCTTTTGGCCCCTCAAGTGTGATCTGGACTTTCTCGTTCATCAAGAGGTTCGCCCAGTCCTCACAAACCTTTTTCGCCATGCCGAGGCTTGCACGGTTGCACTTTGTCCACTTATGTCCGTTATATCGCCGGTACTGATGGAACCCCTTGACTTTGCCGACGTACCACGACTTCCAAAGGGACACGTATGTATAGAATTCCTCTGGGATTGTCGTATACCCGAGTTCCTTTAATTTATCGATAACCGTCATGCAATAACTCCCATTCTACGGCTCACAGGCTCTAAGGCGTACCTTGTCGCATCAATCAAATGATTGTTTGCGTCCGGGTATCCGCTGATTATATCGCCGTCTTTGTTTCTCTCATATTCGTAGCCCACGAACTCATCGTAGGCATGTGGCGTCCGTTTTCTATCAATGACAATCGTTCTTCTCTGCAAGAACTTCATGCCGTATTCGACCGAGCCGGGTCCCTTGACCGCCTCATACGCAGGCAATCCCATTGCCCGCAGGTCAGCCACGCTCTTTGGCTCCGCGCTGTCACAGATGACGCGCACATTGCCATATCCGCGCTGTTTGATTATAGTCGCGCTCTGCTCGTTCGAAAGCTTATTCTGGTATATCTCGTCAAGCAGGTAAATCGTTTCCCTTGCCTTGTCGTAATGCAGCCGGATAAATGCAAAGGGGTCTGGGAACCATCCGAAATCCACGCCCTGATAGATTTTATCGAATCTAGAAACTTCTTCGTCCGTGATCTCCCGAAATTCGAGCCTGTCAAACACATTGCCGCCGGTGCCGACCGGGATACCGAGGTATTCATGCTGATACGCCCGCTCGTCAGTGGCTTTCAGGTGTTCAGCCTCGTCAATAAACTGCTGCCCCAGCCATTCAGGCGGCGCTTGCAGATATGTTGACTTGTGGCACAGCCTGTCCGCGCGTTCTTCCAAGCTGTCTTTGTTTGCCCAGTTGTCCCGGCTGATCGGCGGGTTATAGCTTTCAAAGTTCCAAAACTTAGAGCCGCCGCGCATTGTAGACTGTAAGATCGTTCGTATTTCCGCACGACCCGCGAACTGGTCTTTTTCCTCAAAGTGCGTCACGGCAATATATCCAAACGGAACCTTGATGGACTTAATCTTCATCGGGTCGTCCGCACCCCGGAACATGATCTTCTGGCCGGTAGGCTTGTATATCAGTTCCATCGGGGAAACCTTTGCTTCCCAATATGCCGCCAGGCCAAGCTCACCGATTGCCCATATGTACTGCGCATAAACGCTGTCACGAATCGTATTCGCAACCTTTCGCAGCACAAGCGCGTGTGTGTTTGGGTTCCGTACTAACAGGAGCGGTACAATAATGGAAATATACGAAGATTTCAGGGAACCTCGCCCGCCGCTTTCGTCGTAGTGCGTGTGCCCATGCTTGAAAACATCGCGTGCAACTTCGTAAAACGCAGAGCCGATTTTTTCGGAAAGTCGGATTTTAGACATCGATGATCACCTGCACCACATCTTTATCGTCGTTTCCGGTCTTTTCCTGCACCATCGCCCACTTATCGATCAGCGTCCCCATCGCCGTCGTAATCTGGCTCAGGTTCGCAGCCGCGAGCTTGTCAGGGTCATTCAGCATCTCAAGCCCTTTCCCGATGAAAGAACATACAAGCTCTTTTCGGGAATCCATGTACGCGAGAATATCTGCTGTGTTTTCCTCTTTTTTTCGTCTGCACATCTCTGCAATATCTGCATTATTGTGCACAATCTTCTTTACAGTGTTCGGGGAGCAGCCGTTAAGCTTCGCCACAGCGTTACAGCTTCCGAGCTGGGCATAGTCGGCAACTATTTTCTTTTTTTGCCGATCTGTCAACCTCGCAGCCATAATCACCACCTCGAAATAGTTATCCTTTTCACGCTCCACCGGATTGCTGTTTCCGGTGGAGCTAAGAAAAAGGAGGTTCCGCAGTACGCTGCGTAGCCGTAAGAAGGATGAAAGCGCAGAGGATACACCTCTACGCTCTCAACGATACACTATGTTTAAGGCTCTCTTACGCAAACTTTTGAATATAAACCACGTTTTTCTGCCACTAAGTAGATAAACTGCCTATGCCATTCCTGAGCGGTACGCTCCGAAACATATACCACCATTGCAGCGCCTTGTAAGGTGTGTGTACGCTTCCAAAGGACCAGATCAATAAGCTTCAGCCGTTCCGCACCATCGGGAAGCTGCTTTGTTTCTTCGACAGCAGCATCTACCGCGTCGATTTCTTCCCGCGTCATAAGCGTACCGCCCTTGTAGCTTCGTACCATCCATTTCGCGTAGCCCCACCACCCATAGCGCGGTTTGCTCACCACATCAACCTCCTATCTACCCGAACTCCCGAACCCATTTTCCCCGCGTTCCGTCTTCTCGAGCGAGCTGACCACTTCCAGCTCCGGCAGGATGCAGGGCAGTATAACAAGCTGCGAGATCTTATCGCCCTTACAGACCTTGTAAGGCTTGCTTCCGTGGTTGTAGAGCTTGACCATGATGCTTCCGGTGTAGCCGACGTCTATGACCCCTTCGCTTGTGATTCCGTGCTTGACGTTCAGACCGCTTTTGCTCTTGAGAAATCCCACGGTGTTTTTGGGCAGCTGGACATGCACGCCTGTATCAAACAATTCGCTTCCTCCGGGGTAGATGTAAACGTCGTCGCTCGCCGAATACAGGTCAAGCCCCGCATCGTATTCATGTGCCCTTGTGGGCATGAACGCCAACAGATCTAAAACAATTTTCATTTGTCCCACCAATCCTTGATTGTATCGTTCCGTTCGAAAAACGGCTGAAAGAACGGACCGCAGAGCTTCTTAAGACTCGAATCGATTCTGTGAATGGCTTCGTCAGATTCCGGCTTTCCCTGCCATGCCACGCCGTATTCCTTCTCGAGTTCGCGCATCTTATCGAATAGCTGTTTCGCTTTTGAAGGGCTTTTGAGCATCCCGAGTTCATACGCCGCAACGAATAGCAGGTCGATTGCCTTCTGCATCCCCGCTTCCATTCCTGCGTTCAGGTATGCCGCGTTGCTGCTCCGGATACGCTTCGCCAGATCGTTCATAGCTGTATCCCCCTCTCACAAGAAAACAGTTTCATCGGTGACTTGTCCATTGTCTGTGATTTCTACTTCCATTTCATCAGATAATTTCACGCGGATTTCTGCCCGCTTTGCACGAAATGGCGCAAATGACGAGTTATAGCAGTCGCATACAATGTAGTCTCCATCAAAACGGAACGTGTTTTTGTGGCAGTCCTTGTACTCTGCATTCCTGTTGCAGGTTGAAAGCTTTGCCCATCGTCCCTTCCAGTCCGGAGCTTTGATTTTGTAATCAGGATACGCGTCCTGGAATGCTGCATACTTTTCCGGGAATAAACCCCGTAGCTGATGCAAAAACATCGGAACGGTTTTGTCCTGATAATCCCGAATGACGCCGCCCATCATTGATCGTGGGATAAAATCGCAAATCCTCTTGATATTTTCAGGCGTAAGTTTATCGGCGCTTATGTACAGTTTGTTTGTGCTAAAACGCGGGTTATCGCAACGGATTTCCCCGCCAAAATCCTCCAACCATATATAAGAAACGGTGAGAAAAGCGTCTTCTCCTATGCGTGTAATCAAATTGGTTGATGGATATTGCAATTTCCCATAAGATGGATTTGTTCTGGCTTCTTTCTGAACCTGTAAAAACGCCTTTGCCCGTTTTGTTCCACCATCTACAATTGTGATCTCACCGTTGGGGCATCTGACGCCAAATAGTGTTGTTACGCAAAAACACTTTCCATTTTTATAGGCAGAGCATTCCTCGGCGCGGTTGCAGCGGATGTATTCCGCTCTTAACCTACAATTCCTGCTACCATCTCCGTATAAATGCGCGCAAATGCAGTTATCGTTCACAGTTTAACCCCCCTTATATACTTGTCAAAATACGTCACAGCTACCGCCATAGCCGCCCACATGTCCGCCGAGAAGCCGTAGAAAAAGCCCGGATTTTTCTTCGTCCCTTTCCCGAAATTCGGCTGTCCGGGCGCGTAGCGGTCTACGAGGGCTTGCCGTATGTTCGCATCCTTCGCCGACGCTCTGCCACAAAGGTAAAGCTTTTCTTCCCGGCGGAAGATCTTCTGTATCTGGTATCCCTGCCGGTAAAGCTCGGCATATTCCCAGAACCGCCCAATCCAGAAGCACGTATCAAACACCTCTTGACCGACTGGCATTCCCATTCCGGCAACCATTTCGATTGCCAGGTGCTGATACTCCCGGCAGAGAACGGGGAATATCTCCCCGTTCGGGACTTTCCCGACGTCCAGCACCTTCCGGATTTCCTGCCCGTCGTGCTCTACGAGGACATACCCGGATTCCATATTCCCGGGGTCAATTGCCAGAATCGTTCCCATTTGCATTTTCCTTCATCAGTTTTTCAATTTTCAGAATACAATCATCCTGCTGCTTTTTCTCGTCATTCAGCTGATTACGCTGCTTATACAGTTTAATGTTTTCTTTTTGCAGTCTTGCCATCTCATCTCGAAGGTTTTTCATTCTTCTAAGAATCTCATCATCGGATACAACCTCGTCTCGTCCGACGTTAAATAATGCGTCTACAAGCTTGCGCAATTCAATGGCTCTCTGGCAGCCGCCGTGCATTCTGTTGATCGTGGCAGAAAGTTCAGAATTTGTGTGTTCAAGCTCCAGAACATGCTCACGCTGAAGGATGTTATCACGCTCAAGTTCTTTGCAACGATCGCGCATCTTGAGATAATCTTCCGGGGTCAGTTTCATCACATCGATTTCATCAGGGTTCATTCTACATTACTCCTTTTATTATAGTTCTTTAATTCTTCAAGCGTCATTTCGTTTAACTTACTTTCTCCCACGCTTCGCCCTCACTTTCCAAAACAGTTCGTTGTAAGTGTTGTACCGCTTCTGAATGTCCGTGCTTGCAATGTCCGGGTGAAATTTCAGCCACCATTCGTACATCCCGCACGTCTGCATTTCCGGGCAGCCGCACCGATAAACGCAGTTTGGCACGAGCACGTCCGAAATCTCCGGCTGCACCTCATGCAGCGCCGATTTGAAATCCTCGGCATACGCGCGCGTCTCCGGGTCTGCCTGGCTGCATAACCGCTTGCGCATGGTATCAATCAGATTTTGAATATTTGGGTCCCCAATAAAATCAACCCTAGCGTCCTGAGGTGCCTTATTGCGGTCGTACTTCGATTGCCTGTCGTTTCTCTGGGAATCAACCCGGCTTCTCCAAATATGCGTCTTCCAGTGCATGGCGACCCAATATTTAATATCTTTCCATCGAAATTTGATGATAATATCTCGGATTGGGTCATGCTCTGCGATTAGGATTGCCCTTTTCCATTCAGCACTCGGTTCGCGCCCAAGAGGCGGCTTTTTTACAGTTGCCCGGCAATCGTTTACAACTTCTTGCCAGTCCCCTTTTACTTTGATGATTTCTGTCTTCAAAATTCCCTCCTATACAAAACTCCAATGCTGCCCGCAAGCCTGTTTATATTGCCCATGTGCGCAATTTGAGATATTCGCACGGCTGATTCCGGTTGCTACACTTGCCGCCCTAATGCTGGAATAAATTTCGCCAGTATCATCGCAGCGGACCTTCTTGCGATTTTTGATAGCTGCAAGTGTAGTTGTAAGCCGTGTATGCGCGAGCCTGGATTCCGGCGTATTTCTTGAGCAGTTTATTCGCCCCCTCGATTCCAAACGTGCAGGCATCTTCCAGTTCTTCCATCTGCGATTTTGAGATAAACTTAGCCATCCTTCTTGCCCTCCATTTCCTGCAAAGCCTTCTCGGCTTCTTCGCGGCTCAAAAATACGGTCTTGCCGAAACCTCTCAACGATACATCGTATTCTCGTTCCGGGTCTCCTATTGGTGCAAAAGTAACAAACCCAATATTGCCCACGACGATCTGCTTTACCTTGCACTCACACACGTATTTACTTTTGTTGTTCAGGCGCGCAAACACCGTATCGCCCACCTTGCACGGCAGCACGACCACACGCCCGTCCTTGTCGGCTTCGGCAAGCTCGCGGAGGCGGTCAAACCCGCCGCACAACTCGGCAATGTCCTCGTAGGCCGCAAGTCGATCAACAAAATCCGCCTGGTACTGCACTCCGCTGAAATTTACCCGCCAGTATCCGTCTTTGAAATAAGTCAATCGTTCCATAGCTCTTCCTCCACATACCGCCAGCTCTGCGGCGGGCGGGTGATGGGCACGGGCGCAAGGCCGTATTTTGTCTGCCGCAGGCCGGTAAACTCCCACAGATAGCGCGGGTGATCGTAAATCCTGAGGTTGGAGATGTGCCAGCCATACAGCCACTTGCCGTTAGCATAATTCTGGAAATCCTCCGGGTGCATACACGCACGGTCAAGGTCAAAATCGTTCCAACGCGCGTAGTCCTCATGTTGGAACGAGAAAATCGTATCATCGTCATACTCGTCGATGCGGTCACAGGTAAACTCTCCAATGACATTCCCATTCCCAAGCGGGCAGTTTAGCGACTGCATGGAGCCTGTATCTAAGTAGTCCTGCATCAGGCGTTCCGGCGAAATAGGAATGTTCAGGTCAGGTCTACCGCTGGTGCAGTAGATGTACACTTTGAACGGCGTTTCCAGTTTCGGTCGCGTCTTGCGCACCTCGATCTTTTTCTCACCGCTTATGATCGTCTGGCACCCCTTCGGGCGGATGCTGATTAAAACAGCTTTCATGCCTTTTCTCCTTCCTCCGGCGTTTCCGGCAAGCCGCGCCATTCCCACGCATTCTTGTCGAGATGACACTCACGGCATTTGCACGTTTTTGATTTACAGCTGGAGCAGTCGCGCGTATCGCACGCATACTTGCAAGTCTTGCAACTCCGCGCATCCGCGAGGTCTGCTAACGCCGCGTCCCTCTCGGCTTCTGCCTCCGCCTGCTTTCTCTGGGCGAGGGCAATCACCATGTCCTTCCACTCGATCTCCTTGCGCAGGTCTGCGCTGGCGCCGCTCAACCATTCAAGCAGATCAGCAGCTCCGCCCATCACTTCAGCCAGGCAATTCTCATTGCCGTATAATGGGCAATTCGGGCAGGCCGCGCCGTCATCGAGGTCGCGGAAACAGATCCGCTGCGCCTGTATAATTTCCTTGTCTGTCATGGCGTATCCCTCCAAAATTCGTTGAACTTTTTCCCAGTGATGATCGGGCGGCACCATTCGCGCTGGAATCTCCGCCATTCAGAATCGTACTTTCCATCCTCGTCCCGAAACAGCATGGCATACGGCACGAATCCAGCACGCATGGTCTGCGCCAGGCGCTTTTCAGCGTCCTCAAAGCTGTCTCCGTCGTAGCCGCACAGCACATAGCAGCACATGGTATGGCTCGCCGGGCGAAATCCTGCAGATCGAAGTTTCTTGCCCATCTCTACCAGCGGTTCCAGATCGTCACGAGTGTCATATGCCGTGTATAGCCTCGCCGGTTTTACCTCATGTAAAATGTCCGCTTGCCATTGCTGCAATAGTGCCGGTTCTAAGCCTCCCGTAAAAATTGCCCTGTGTTTCTGCCTCTTAAGCATGTCACAAACTGCCCGAAAATGCGTTTCTGACGTTCCGAGAATGTTGTCGTCAAGGATGTTCCAGCCGTCCACAATCGGAAGCTCCCGAATTACGCCATGCGCGCAGCGCGGTACGGAGCAAAACCAGCAGTCCTTTGTGCATCCCCGCGAGGTAAAAATCAAACCGTCACGCAGGTAAAGCCCCGGTGTGAAGTCTCCCATGCGATCATCGAATGCCGGTCCGCCGACTTCTACCGGTACGCCGAGAATCTGCCATGTGTTGTATAGTTCCTCTGCACGTTCCAAATCCCATGTGAACGTCACGGAAATATGTACCTTTGTCACTCCCGCCTTGATGCAGTCCGCAATGTTCTCGATCGTTGGCTCTCGGAAGAACGCCAGCGCATCAGTCGGCGAAGCGTTTGTCTTACGTGGAAATACACGAGCAATCACCGTCTGCTCTAAATCGCTCACGTCACATTTCCCCTCCTATTTTCCGTTTCCCTCTTGCTGCCCTCCGGCAGTTTCTCGCCCCACCATCGGTCATCTGGCTTATGTCGATGATCTCGGCGCGCCTGCCATAGCTTTTCAGCCGTTCTCCCTTCACGGCGTTCCAAGCCTCGCAGGACGCGCTGCAACCGGCTTTCCGGTTTGGGCAGTCTTGCGTGCATGGTCCGAAATTATTCATGTCTTCCTCTTGACCTGCACCGTCACTTCCGCCTCCCAGCACTCCGGTTCCCGGACGGTGATAATCTTCCGCCTCCCGTCCTCCGGGTCCTTGACGCTGACGAGGTAAAACGTCTTTTTCTGCATCTTCTGCGGATACTTCCGCGCCCTTAAAGGCGTTCTGAGCTTCGGCATGAGCCGTTGGTAAATCGGCAGCGGTTCCGGTATGACAATCCAGACCTTGATTCCTTGCTTCATCATGCTTCCTCCCCCAACATCCGCTGAATCGCCGCTTTCTGTAAGTCGCTCAGATCGTCCCCGTGGTGCTGCACGTTGTATCCCGGCTTCTTCCCCGGCTGTGACGGCGCGCCCTTCTCACGTTCTTTCGATTCCCACGTCAAAAACTTCTGCTTCCAGTTCCGTACTGGGTCGCCCTTCCCGTCGACCCAATTTCCGGCAGAATAATAGTCGAAAAATTTCTGTGCCAGATTCGGGGCTCCACGCTCCTTCGCGTATGCGGAAACATCTTCCAACGTAGGTGGTATAAATTTCTTACGTTTCTTCTCAGAAATAGAACTACTCTCTTTTCTATTTCTATTTCCATTTCCATTTCCTAAAGGTAATACCGTGGTATTACCGCAAGCACTACCATCAGCCATACCAGAGTTATCATTTTCTTTGTTCCAACGCTTGCTGATGTTCTCCCTTTGACGCTGGCAATGCTTGTCCCGTTTTTCGATTTCAAGCTCCATCCGGCGATTGAAGTACTTGCCGTCATCATCCTTCTGGAACTTGCTCATAACCTCGTCTGACGGCTTTTTGACAGCCCGTATGATTTCCTGCATCGTCATATGCCCGCGCTCTCTTTGGAGGCACAGGAGCGTGATATACTGCCCACGCTCCCGCATATCCATCAAGGCACAGCCGGATAGGAAATCCGACGTGTAAAACAAGACGGCAGGGTCTTTGTTGTTTGCCATCCCGCCACCGCCTTAGAACGGCAGCGGATCGCCGTCATCGTCGTCCATCATCGTAAACCCGCCGGGGTTTTCCGGGTTCTGCGGTTCGGTGTTTCGCTTGCCCTCGCCGAAGTAGACGCTTTTTGCCACGACCTCCGCAGACCGGCGCTTGTTTCCGTCCTTGTCCTTCCAGTCGCGCAGCTGCAATCTACCGTCTACGACTGCCATGCTGCCCTTGAAGAAGTATCCGCTTACAAAATCAGCGGTTCCCGCCCACGCGACGCAATCAATGAAATCCGTCTCTTTCTCTCCGCCCTTCGGCGTGAGGTCTCGGTCAACCGCCAGCGTGAAGGATGCGACCGAAGTTCCGTTCGGCGTCTTTCTCAACTCCGGGTCCCGTGTGAGCCGCCCCATAATGACAATGCGGTTCAGCATTTTCCGTCCTCCGTATCCGCCGCGTTCTCTTCCGGAACGCCCAAAATGGCTTTCAAAACATCGTCGAGACGATACGAAGGTGTGCGCTTGTACGCCTCAAAAAGCATATCGTATCTCGCGCACTTCTTGGCCAATTCCTCATACTTTTCCGTACTCAGTTTTACATAGGATTCCATAATTACGTTCCTTTCTTATAAATCAGTTTCGTTTCCTCCCAATCGGGATATTTCATTTTTAAGTAGTGTCTGATATACGCCTGCATATGTTTTCTCTTTTCCGTCTGGTCAAACTCTTCGTGGCACTTATTGCATAACGTCACAATGTTCTGTTCGACCCCAAGCCCACCCTGCGACCGTGGAATGAAATGACACCACGGATTGCCGGGGCGGAGGCAGACGATGCAGCGCCCGCCGTCGCGCGTCCAGACGGCTTTCTTGACCTTCTCAGGTATCTTCGTTGCCTTCGTTTCCTTTCTCATCCTGCCTCCATTCCAGCGCCATACGCTCGAGTTCTTCCGGTGGCAGCGTCTCAATGCCCTGCTGTTTGCAATCCTCAACGACCAGATCAATGAGCCGCGCCATCTGCTTTGTGTCGTAGGTGCTTGAGCCGTAGTAGCAAATGACGTTCGTGCAGCCCCTGATTTTAGAGCCCATAATCTCCGTGCAGCGCCCGAGTCCGTGCGATTCCAAGTCTTCCCGAAACCGCTTGACTGCTGCGTCCGGAATGCAGATCGTATCGGAGTTGTCGCCAACGTCCGGGATATAGTGCCGGTAGATTTCTTCCGGCGGCGCACCCACCTTGACTGAAAGCTTATTGCAAAGCACCCAAAGATATCGGTTTGCATCCAGGCTCCGCTTCTGGCGAAATTCCTTGATCGTGACCGTGTACTTCTTCTGCGGGTCAAGTTCCCCGGCTACCATCTGGGCTTGTCCGGGAAGCTCCGGTCGGAGTTTCAGCCAGCTTCCCGCCGCGTCCATGCTCCACGACGCTTCAACGATGTTCAGCTCTCTCAACCGGAATGACCCCCTTTCTAAGACACTTCGCAAGATATCGAAGCCGTGGTAGATACTCGCTTTCTACCCATTCCCGAGCATACGGTATCTGATGATATGACAACCTATCGTCCTCAATCTCCCGAAACCAGTTTCTGTAGTCTTCCGGTTCCAGATGGTACGCAACGATACGCAGATTCTTTTTCGCAGCGAACATTTCAACCTGTGCTTGCATCCAGTACGCACGGGATACCTTGAAGGATTCTCCCTTGTGCGTCTTTACCTCTGATATTTCCTGCGCGTCCTCGCCATCCAGGTTCACCCGAAGCCGCAGCCGCCGAATCTTAATCTCCCTGTCCATCTTTCGGATGCCGATGTGCTTCAGAATCCTGTGTTCATAAGCACTTCCGGTATCCATTTCCAGTGTTGAAAAGTGGTCGCGGTTCACGCCGAGCTTTTGCAGCCAAAAGCTGCGGAATGTCTTTGTATCCCATCTTCCCATGATCGCCGCCGTATCCGACGCGCCGAACCACCCGCTTCTGTCGTGGTCGTGTATCATAGGCGTTTCAGCGTGTTTTCCAGATACTGAATGTTACCGAACGAGGCCATCAGCTGATCGAACTTCTTCTGATTCAGCCCAAGCCCCGAGAGGATATAGCTCATATCCGCCCCGTTTTGCAGTTTCAAAGTGATCAGCTGTTCGATTCTCTGCTTGATCGCCATAATGCTGTGCTGGGATAGGTCATCGTCTGCGCGTTCCGTGTCCTTGTCGTTCAGCCAAAGCTTAAACCCAAGCCCCGTGTGAATGGCCACGCCCTTCACAAACGCTCTCGCGTGAGCGTTGGAAATCCGAAGCTGATTCAATGTGTCATCGTAGACAACTAAGGAACCGTTCATCAGCGGCATATCCATTCGGAACGTCTTATCGTCGATGTGGATTTCGACGGAAACGAAATAGCACCCCGTCGTTCTGCCATTCTTGTCATGGACTTCCTTTGACTGGAATAAGTACCCGCCAGTCTCATTTTTCAGCGGCACAAAGTAGACCTCGCTCGCCCCGTTTTCGTGAAGCAGCATTTTACATTTCGCCCACGGAAGATACGGAACTTCAATCGGCTTTCCGTTGTCATCCTTTGCCTTCCGCTTGTCGCAGAACGGCAAAACGTCGATCTGTACAAGCTCGTTAAATCCTTTCAGCATATTACCCTCCTTCTCAGCCTGGGCAGAACGTCTTCTTCTGATACCCCAGCTGCTCTAATATCCATCTTGTTCCCATCGTCTCTACCAGATCGCAAACGATATGATTGCCCGGGTCAAAGTTCTCAGAATCGCACACGAAGATATCTCCATCGTTTCCGGCGAAATATTCTTCGCCTTCGTAAATCTCAACACCGAACCGGTCAAACATACATTGCGCTTGCTGTCTGTCTTCCATCATTCCACCAACCTGTATCTGGCATAGCTCGTATCCTCGCCATACCGGTTCTTGCTTGTTTCCGTTTCCTTCTTGATCTCGTAGCCCTCGCGCTTGAGATCAAAAATCCTCGCCCCCAGACGCATACAGCTGATGTCCCGAATCGCTTCGAGCTGCGTAATGCTTCCGAAGTCGCGCATATATTGCAGGATTCTCTCCGTCTGCTTCATGCTCACCTCCACGCTTCTGTAAACACCGTCCAGAACACGATATCGCGGTACGTGACCTTCTGCTCCTGCGGCGCTTCGGGCGGATTCGCGCATGTGTAGCGGAACCACTCCCGCCATCTGTTGCACATGCAATTTTCCCCGCGCCCCTTCGTGCAGCTCTCACAAGGATGCTCCATATCATGCCCCCGTCAGTATCGCGCCGACGAAGAAGCACGCCGCCGCGCCGCCAAGCGTGACCGCTGCCCGGAACAGGCCGAAGCCCAGCATAACCGCCGTACCGCCCAGCAGCATACACGCCACAGAGAAGCAGGCCGTTTCCGCGATCTTCATCAGGCTCTTTTGCCGTTTACGAAGCCGGATGATTTCATCCCACCTTTCGCCAAGCTCTCGCTCCCGCGCCGCCCTGTGGTTTAACTCCGTGATAATCTCAACGTCACTCATTTTCTCATCCTCCTTAAATAATCTTCCTTGCCGAGTGGGGCTTTTCTGTTTGCTGCATAGCCTTTGCGTCTCTGAGCCCTTCGCAGCCCTGCCGCCGCTACGCATTGCTGAGCTTTACATTGCCTTTGCCGTGCCGATCAGTGCCCATCTCTGCCCTTGCCTGTCGAAGCAAAGCGTGCGTTACTACGCCGTTGCCAATCCTTCCTTTACTTCGCCTTTGCCGCGCCAGTCCAGGCCGCGCCGTTCCCTCGCGTCACTTAGCCTAGCCTTTCCGTCGCAAACATAGCATCCCATGCCGCCGCGAAGCCAGACTATTCTTTGCCTTTGCGAAGCACATCAAATCTCTACAGTGCCGTTGCCACACATTGCATACCAAAGCCTTTGCGTACCTAGCATTGCACGACCAAGCCTTTGCTTCGCTACGCAGCTCCAAGTCATGCCCTCGCTACACGCAGCAGTCGAAGCCTTTGCCGAACTTTACGCTGCAACACAACGCCATTGCTACGCTTTGCAACACCACGCCGTTGCCGTTCGATGCCTGTCTTTGCCGTTCGGCGCCATGCTTCTCCCTCGCGACACTCTGCGTTTCATCGCTTATCCGTTGCTTTTCGATGCTTTTCACCGCGCATCGGTGCCTTTCTTTTGCTCCCATAGCTTATCGATGCCTTTGCGTCACCGCTCCCTGCCTGGCCTCGCCCTTACACTTACTCGAGCACTTCGTAGGTGAACCGTCCCTTTCCGGAGTTCCGCCACTGGCCAATGCCTCTGAGCCGTCCGTAATCCAGCCATTCCAAGACGATATCCTTGTGCGCCTTTTCGTCCAGCATCGTAATTTCAAACTCGATCGTGCTGCCCGCCGGGACTTCTTCAGAATTCGCCAAGCTGACACGCTCGCCCTGCGGGGTCTGCGCTCGCAAAGGCCGCTGGCATTCGCCGATCTCGCCGTTGACGGAAATCGGGATGTGCCGGGGCTCGACGAAAATCAAACCGTCGATGATCTTCTTGTAAGCTTTCAAGCTCGAGCTCTTCGTGCTCTTGACTCTTGTCAGCATACCGCATGCGTCCTTGAAGAACCCCTTGATCTGGTAGTCATACAGAACCGGGCACCCGTTCGCGCGTGGGAATACCGTCATGCCCTTGTCAGCTACCACGTCCGCGCCCAAAGCCGCGATCTCGTCTTCGATGGTAGAAGCGTCCGGCGCTTTCGATGCGATGAAATCCCGCGCCACGTTCTCATTGCTCGGCCACGTGCCAAGCACAGGCTCTAAAAATGTTAATCTGACTTTCATTCGTTTCAATCCTCCTAAATTTTACGGCTGGTGCCGTGTATCAACGTCCATCCCAAGGAACCGCATAAATGGGATTCTCGGGATTTTTACCCGACTCGGGGTCGGGCAGCATACTGGGAAGCCAAGCCGTTCCGGCCTCTCCCGCGCCATCATCCGCAGACGATGGGGGCTACAACCGAGAATCTTTGCCGCAACGTCCGCGTTGATCATGTCCGATTCCGAATACATCAGCTCCGCTAGATTTTGCGTTACCATCGTTATCCCTCCTTTTTCCGGCGGATGACTGCCGTAACAGCTTCTTCCATCCGCTTTCTTGCATTCGGCGGCTTCCGCCTGCCGTTCAGAATCATCGATACATATGTCTTTGTGCAGCCCAACTCAGCTGCCACTTCGTCGTATGTGACCTTGCTGTTGTGCATCTTCCCGATCAGGTCGCCTGTCCATTTTTCCGGCAATATCGTCTCCTCCTTGTCTGTTTAATTTGTTGACTGCAACGCCCCAGACGTGCTATACTGCCATTAGCCCTTTTAGGTAAATTCGGGAGGTGGTTTACATGACCAAACTTTTGAACTTGCCAGTTCCAGACCAAAGAAACGGCGTAATGCGTTAGGGCAAGGGGCAGCGCCAGAACTGCCAAAGTGAGCGGCGCGTCATAGAAGCGTAAGTTCGTTTTGCGTTCGCCAGTATCAGGCAGGCATACAAGCGAAACCGACCGCGTAAAAAGGGTGTATGCCATCGGCAGGCAAGTAAGCCATTCCCAAGCGTGCTGCCGGGGTCTAGCGATGCAGCGCGTTCTGGTAAACAACTCTGGGGAAAACCGCTCGTGAACGAACCACGGGCGGCTTTTCTTTACGCCGCAGTCAACTTTTTTGGTTTTCTGGGTTGAAAAAGTTAACGCTCTGTGTTATTATGAATTTGCGAGATACATAACAACTTTTTGACGCGAGCTATTTTGCTGGGGTCAGGTTCTTTGTTAACTTTTTCAACCGTAAACACAGTATACAGCTAGAAAAGTTAGAAGTCAATAGGATGTGTTAACTTTTTAAGCTTTCTGCGTTTTGCACAAAATGGTGTACTGAAAATGAGTGCTTTTTACGAAAACTATGTCAAACTTTGCGCGTTACACAACTTGAGTGAATCCGGTGCAGCGAAAAAAATAGGGCTTTCTAATGCTGCCGCGAATGGGTGGAAAAAAGGTAAGATGCCATCTGCAACGACGCAGGTCAAACTTACTGACCTGTTCGGTGTTTCCGTCAAGGAACTGATGGGTGAAACCGATGACCCGTCTGCGGGCATAAAAAAAGACCCCATCCCGAAGGACGAGGTCGTAGGTTCTGCAAAGCAGAAACTATTGGATGCGCTTGATGGGCTGTCGGATTCCCAACTTGAAAAGCTCATTGGAATTATTGAGGAAGCAAAAAAACTGCTATGAAAGATTATATTGAAATTGACGGAAAGCAAGTTCAGCTTCCAAACCTAGCCCTCGGGACAGAGTATCCGTTCGTTGTCGACCGGATGAAGCAGCTCGAGGAAGAAAAAATGCGAGCCGAGAAGAAAGCCCGTCTATACTTCTGGGCTGGTATCGTTGTCAGTATTCTCTGTATGTTTGGTGGGTATCTTCTCGGAAAGTTCTGCTAAAAGCGATAGCCTGCTTCTCTCGAGATCGTTGATTCTTCCATTCAGGTAAGCAATGCTTATCCACTGCATGACTGTTCCAGATACAGCAAAAAGCAGCAGTGCGTACAATAAAGAATTACTCATTTGTTTCTAACATCCTCCTTAACACATATTCTGCCTGTTCGTTGCTCAGACCCAGAATTTCTTCACGGAGTCTTTTCCGAATATCCGGGATGGGCGCAATTTCTTCACCCTTATTATAGCACATATCATCCTGAATACAAATCATTTTGCGCCCTCCTTCTTCAATCTTCCAAATTTTATCGTTTCTTTTTGTATAATTTTGACCTTGAGGCTGTAAAACTCTGGTGGTAAAATTGTTGTATCTTACAAAACCGGGGGTTCGTACCATGCCAAAGGCTACATATTTTGTTACATGCCCGCGATGCGGTGAAGAATTTGATGAAAGGCTGAAAGCTTGCCCACATTGCAAAACAAAGAACCGAAAAGCAGTCTGCCGAACCTGTGGCGCTCAGATCAGCGCCAGCGTAAAGCGCTGCCCAGCATGTGGTGCGCGACATCGAAAACGGATGTCCTCTGTTGAAAAGGTCCTTGTTGCCATCCTCTGTTTCCTTTTGGTTTTGAGCTGCGCTGCCTTATCCTCGCAAACCGGTGAATCTGCGAATACAGAGGTCAAAGACCCGGCAGTCATTCGCTCTGAATACATCGCAGAATGTGAAGATCTGTCCTACTCCGATATTTGCAGAAATCCAGACGACTACAAGGGCAAGAAAACATTCTTTAGCGGCACTGTCATTCAAGTGCAGGAAGGGGCTTTTGATTCTGTCACGCTCCGCGTGCAAACGGAGTATGGCATCTGGTATGTAACTTACACACGCAAGGAAGGTGAAAGCCGCATCCTTGATAACGACTATATTACATGCTACGGCGAATGCAAAGGCGTTGAAACGTACCTCGCCGTCCTCGGTAACACAGTCACAATCCCAAGCCTAAGAATGGAATACTACGCGACTAGCTCATAAATTTAGAGTTCTGCCACTGTTCCCGTGTCTCGCCTACATCCGACACACAGGCAAAGAGCATGGGCGCTCCTTTGATGTAGTCGAGGCTTAGACTGTGGACGTCTTTGAAAAGCGCCCCGTCTACGATGATGTTTACTTTCCCGTTTTCAAAGCGAATATTGATGCTCTGCATTTGGTGTACCTCCATATTTTAGAACGTTCGTTCAATAATTTCAATTTGGAATCTTCCACAAAGAACACCTTGCATTTTCTTCGTCCGGTAACCCTTGTAAGCGGCAATTATGGGACAGACTATTTTGTATAATGGAATGTTTAAGATCGCCCCACCGTCGCTCCCCCCGGCGGTGGGGCTTTCTCACGCGCCTGTAACCAGCATAGCAAAAGCGGCGGAAATGTCCACCCTCAAATTGGTAAAATCATACCAGTGGTGGAAGAATCAGCAAAATATATGTGAAAATGGAGGTATATCATGTCAGCAATTCAGGAACTCGCCCCATATATTTCTGCATATCAGGGGAACATCAAGCGGGCGAAAGAAGATCAGCATTACACCATCGACAGACTTGTCGAGGAATCCGGCGTTTCCAGATCGGCTGTGACGAAGCTCTGCGCAGGAACACAGCAAGACCCGAAACTGTACAACTCTGCCGCGCTATGCCGCGTTCTCGGGCTGTCACTGGATGAACTGTTTGGGCTTGTTCAGCCCGCAGAAAGCCCGGAAGAACTGACCGAGCAGATTCATCATGTCGAGATTGAAAACGCCAAGCTGGAGGCAAGAGCGGCAGTGCAGAGCGCACAGATAAGGTCTACACATACAATGTGTTACGTTCTCGCCCTGTTTTGTATGCTGCTCTCCTTTTCTCTGATTGCCTGCCTTGTGACGGATGCGCAGATCCGGAGCATGGGTCTCGTTCGCGATGGAGATTTGTCCGTAGCTGCATGGGCGTGCATTGCCCTGATCGTAGGTTCAGCGCTGGCTTCGGCAATTACTTTCTATGCAATCCGAAAAGAACGTGGAGGGAAACATGGAGTGCATCAAGTGTAAAAAAGAAATCCCAGACGGCGCGCCCTACTGCTGCTGGTGCGGCAAAAAACAGGAAGCGCATCGAAACCGGACACGCGGGAACGGTCAAGGAAGCGCCTACCAGCGTGGGAAGACGTGGACTGCCCGGTGGACTGAAAAGACGTACCTTGACGAAAATGACAAGCTCCATCAAAAGATGAAGACAAAGGGAGGATTTACGTCAAAGCGTGCCGCGCTCCAATATGCCGCCAACCCGCCAAAGGAAGAGCAGCGTAGCCCTACACTCAGGGAATACTACAAAACGTATCTGCGTGGGGATTATTTATCCTTGTCGGCTGACCGTCAGGGTGCCGCAGAAAAGGCTTTTTCACGCATGAAAGAAATTGCCGACTGCGAAATTGATACGCTTACCATCGCGCAGATACAGGATGTTATCGACCGCAACGCCAGCACCTATTACACACGGAAGGACATGAAAACAGTCCTTTCCCATTGCTACAATCTTGCGATTGCCGAAAAGCAGACTACCGTGAATCTTGCAAAGTACATAAAGCTTCCGGAGCTTGAAGAAAAAACGCCGGAGCCGTTCACCGACGCCGACGTCAAAAAACTATGGGAAGCGTATGCAAAAGATCATTTTGTCGGTTTTATCCTCACGATGATCTATACAGGCATGATGCCGGGAGAATTGCTGAAGCTCAAGAAGGATATGATTGACTTTGAGAAAAATGAGATCGTCCGAGGCGGCATAAAGACAAAGAAGCGGAAGGAAACGCCTATGGTGTTCCCAGACTTCGTTGCGCCGGTGCTGCGCGAACTCTGCGATGAAAGCAAGTCTCGCGTTGGAAATATATGCTGCATAAACAAAGATAATTTTTACAAGAGATATTATGAGTGTTTGGAGCTCGCCGGAGTGCAAAAGCTGCCACCTTACTCATGCCGCCATACACCCGCTACAGCCCTCGCGATGAAAAACATC